AAGTCAAATTCTTTGGGTATAGAACTCAAGAATGATATTACATCTGATTGTATGGGATTAGGTTCTTTTAGATAAATGAACTTAATCTTTTCACCTTCTTTAATTGTTTGATACTTCTTTTGTAGACGCTTTTCGTTAATGAAATGATTGAATAACAGAGAACCTCTGACGTGGATCGGTGTCTTTGACGCATAAATTGATTTACTGTCACCATACTTCGTTAATCCATTAACGCCTCGAGGAAATGCGATTCTTTCAATCGGTAGAGTTTTAAACTCTTTACGAAAATCTTCGACGAATTGAATTACACTATTCTGATCTTTGCTCAATATAACTTCAAACGCTTCTTTAATCTTTTCACGACAAGCTGCTGGTGTTGAAGACTTAATAGCCTCAAGACCCATAATCTTCATTTTTGGTTTTTTATATTCAATGCCTTCGTTATTGTAAACGTTGATCAGATAACGCTTCTTAGCAGTCCAGATGGCTTTATCTGCCAAAGCCTCGCGCTTCATTATCATCTTTTGCGCATAAGCATTGACATAATCAGCGAGTTCCTGATAGGAACTATCAATGAATGGCTGAATTTTATCTTCACAGAATTTATCAAGTATGCGGATGGTCTTTATCTTGTCTGACGTATCAGGAATAAATTTCTTGACCATTTCTCCGAAATTGATATAGATTGAATCAGTATCTGATGCGATGATATAATCAGCGTTCTTAGTCTTAAGCATCTGATTCAAAAACTCATTAATCTTTTTCTCAATCCAGCGAATGGATAATTGGCCAGAAAGAGTAATAGCTTCGGCGATACGAATATCAAAAAAGCGAAACCATTGATTCCCGATGGCACCGTAAGCTGAGTTTAATGTAACTTTCTTAGCCAGCTGAATATTATTGTACTTTGCGATTTGTTTGTCCAGTTCATGCTTCTCAGAATCACTGACCGATCTTTCTTTTTGCTTACGAGCCTCGATCGCCTTCGCTTTATACATGGCGCGATCTTCATACATAGTTTCCATGATTTCAGAAAGGAAACCTTGCCTTTCGATATGAAACAGTTGGCCATTCGGCGTCATAGTCAATTTGAATTTCTTTAAGATGTTTGTTGGAATTTCCTTATTCAACATTCCATCAACATCAATATTAGGACCATGCTCACTCAGGAACTTCCTGATTTCATCGTTGAATGCGGTCGGCTCAACTAGAGTTTCTGGCGAAAGATTATACATCATGATAAGATGTGGATACAGACTATTCAAGTCAAATGAGGCGACCCATTCATGCATTCCAAGAATAGGATCCTTAACATAAGCTCCAGCATACTGATCATCTTTAACTGTATTCTTTTTGGGAGGAATTACGATGTGCTTTTTCTTTAGCGCATTATAAGTGATCGTATCCCACATTTTAACTTGAGAGAATACATCATCATAATTGACTTTAGCATCATACGCCAAAGTTAAAGCTAGTTCAATCAATCGAATTTTATCTTCCAAACGCTCAACAAGCTCTACGTCTTTCACGTTATACTCGATGAATTTCTGGAAATCTAACCTATAAAGTTGATGAAGATTCTCGAACTCAGAATAGTCGATCTTTTTTTCGCCAAGTTCAACACTGGCAATATGATTGAGAGCAAATGATTCTTGATTGGGATTAGAAGAATACTTACGATAGAGTTCGTAATAGTCGAGCATCGCAATGCCCATGATATCATAGCATTGCTGAGTCTTTCCCTTGAAAGTAGTATCGCTTTGATTGAGTTTACCCCATGGAGAAAACTTTAGAATCTTTTCGTCACCGAAGAGGCGCTTGATGCGATTGAGGAGGTATGGGAAATCGAAAAATTTAATATTCCAACCAGAAACAATATCAGGATAATGATTTGTCCAAAGATCAATAAACTTCTCAATGAGTTCGAATTCATCTTCGCACTTAATATAAGACAAATTCTCACGAGTGTGATTAAACTCGCCACAACCAAACACATAGTAATTGGTACCGATTCGAATAGTAATTGCAGTGATTGCTTCATTTGCGCGCTCAGGTTCTGGAAATCCATTTTCTGATCCCACCTCAATGTCAATATATGCGATAGATAGTTTGGAAATATCCCAATCTATTTCATCAGGAAATACATCAGAAATGAAAGCATAGTCGTATCGAGTATTCCCATAAATGGTGAAATTAGAGACACTCTCATATTGTTTTACGAATTCTCGAGCATCTCTAATTGAATCAAATACCATCTCCTCGACAGGTTCTTTTTCGAGGGTTGTCCATTTAGAAGGCTTATTCCCTCTAACAAATAGTTTCGGCTTGTATTTGATCTTTTGGCGAATCCTCTTTCCGTCTTTTACTCCACGGAAGAGGATATTGTCACCAACCATCGCAATGTTTGTATAGAACACTATTTACCTTTCAGATTGGACTAATTGTTAAGATAATCATCTAAATAAAAAGTTAATTTTTCATTTGTTGCAGTTAAGCTAGAATCTTGATAAAAGAATGGATCATCAAATACATAAACATTAAACAATTTTTGAACTTCAGCTATTCCAATGTCAGGAAAAGACTCAATTATATAAGCTGCATGATATACTATTCGTTGACAAATCTCAACATACTGTTTAGTTAAATATAAAATTGCATGAGTTGCTAACATATTATATATTCTATAAAGATCTTCATTAATTTTTTCAAAAATTAATTGACGGGTTGTTTCGCCTTTTTCTCTACCCCAACAAGAGACTCCAAGATAAACTGCATCTGCATCTTCGGGAATTTCAATTATAGGTTTAAAATTTTTAATCACACAATCATCTTCAAATAAAATAAAAGGAGGTTTAATCTCACGTAGACCGTTGTAATGAGCTGCAGAACATCCAGCTGGTGGATTATCTGATATCAAAACTCCTTCTACGCGAATAATCTTCTTAAACCCGCATTCTTTGAGCATTTTTTGCATACTTTTATTTTTTTCAGTATGCATTTTAAGATTCAAATAAACAGCAGGAATCTCTCTAAGATCCAAAGTCCTCATTTTTTTTTTGAGAGTCTTTAGCCTCTTTTGCTTTCTTATAAACTGATTTTAACTTATCGTTAATTTGTTTTTTATTTTCTGAATCGCCATCAGAATTATTCTCTGGCTGAGCAGCAATAGCTGACATGTATGCGTCTTTCATATTTTTTGAAGGATCTCCAGAATACATAATATAGGAGTATGGAATTATTATATCTCCGACCACCATAGATCCCCAAGGATCAAACTCTATTGACGCCTTTCCATCACTGTCTATATTTTGACGAAAAGAAAAAGCATCTTTTAATGCAATTAACTTAATTGTATTTCCAACTTCAGTGAATCTGTCATTGGTTATTCTAGCTATGACTTCTTCGCCAGAAATTAATTTTACTATTTTGATTGTCATATTATTCCCCAATAATTAACCTGTGATCAAAGACTTTGGAGGAGTTACAATTGCACTAAATGTTGCAGAATAATTATCCTTGAGATCTTGAGTGGGATCGCCTGAATAGAGAACATTTGATTTACTGATTGTAATTCCACCATCAACCATTGAACCATAAGGGATAAAGCCGAATGATAGCTTACCATCACGTGTTGGTTGTAACATTAACGCTACGCAATTCTTTAGCGAAAAAGAATCGCTGTTTAAATCGCCACCAACAACCTCACCTACAATTTCCTCACCAGTTAGCAATTTTAATACTTTAATATTCATTAGTTCTCCTCATTATTTTCTAAATGTAGAATCTCATCTCTTTTAACAACAAATTCGTTCTTACTTATTTCTTTTGAATCAGAGCTGGCAGCTATCAATAGCATCACAGCGAGTGGATCAAATGCGATAACGAGTAGTATGATAACCATACGAACAGCGTCATCAAAATGAGATCTAGCATTTTCTCCATAAATTAATTCAGCAATATACTTTAATGGACCAACTTCAACTTCATTTTTTTGAACTTGAATGTTAGCAACTGCTAACTTTTTATTATTTTCTCTTAAACGAGAAGCTGCTTCTTTCTTATCAGACAGAAGCTGATTTCGCACTTTTCTCTGTCTAAGGATAATATTATAATCTTCTTTAACTGTATTGTCAAGTAAGTTTATCTGTTTATCAGCATCAGCTATAATTTTTTCATCAGCTTTTATTTCTGACTGTAATTCTGCAACTTCAGCGCCAACATTAGCAGATTGATTCATGCTATTTTCTAAATGAGCTTTGGACAAGAATCCAAAAATACCCATAGAAGTAATAAACATCAGAACGATTACAGCAATCGTCATGTATGTTCTCATGAAAATTGAAATGTTCTTTTTGCTCTTGTAAACGTATGTTGCGGTTACAATCTTAGCAAACTCAAGTGAGCCTCCCATAAACAAAATAGGAATAAAAGCTCCACTAAAAATCGCAATCAAACCAAGAACAGAATAATAGGCAGCGGTTCCTGATAGTAATATTCCTGACAAAAACAAATATAATCTTATGTTTAGAAATACTTTAAAAAAGTTCATTTTCCTTTTTTCTTAAACATCGCCATGACCTCTTTCTTGCTTAGTTTGATTTTATTTTTATAAATCTCACCATCAAGCATTGTAAAGGTATCTTTACCGACTTTAAGAAACCAGCCTTGAAAATCTTTAATTTTCTTTCCGTGTTTAAGAAAGAGATCTCTAAGTTCAGATAAATTGTTCATATATTTTGGTAGCGGGGGGACGAGTTGCACATCCGACCTATGGATTATGAGTCCACCGCTCTGCTGCTGAGCTACCCCGCAATTGGGTTGTTTTATTATTTATAATGATTGTTTCATGAAATTCAGAGCAAGAAAATCATCAACATCATTTTTATTATGATATCCATAATCAGAAAAGTTCCTCTTGTGTATCATATCAGATCTTCCTCTTGCAATTTTATCATTAAATTCTTTTGGTGTTTTACAGAAATAATGATTTAATTGAATTACATCTATCGACCCATTAGGACTCATCGATGTGTTTACAATACTTCCATTTGTTTCCGCCAAAGGAACATTAGGAATATGAGGATCCTTCATTCTAATTTGTCCAGAAGTCAACTTTAATAATGTCTTAACATGAGGATTGATAGATTCTTCTCTTTTTGTAAATCTCTCCAACACTGAGTAATTATCGTCAATAATTTCTTCATGACCATTATTCCCGAATAACATCCAATGCATAGCAATCCCATTAGCAATATTTCCATACTCTTGGATAAAATCTTTAATGTTTTTATGCTTCTTTAGCACAATAAATTCATCAATGTCAATAATAGCTGCCCAATCATAACCCCAGCCAAAATCAGAATTTGATTGTATGAAATGATTGTATGCGGGAAGTTGCTGAACTGGTCCATCGAACGCAAAAGTTATTACACCATCTTGATTTATATTTGATCTCCAATCATTCTCATAGATTATGATAGAATCAAATCCAAGCTTTTTATGATAACTAATCCATTCTTGGATATACTTGTCTTCATTTTTAGCTATGCAAACTAAACCTACCTTCATTGTTGTACGTTTTCTGCGACATCTGATTCACTGACCGCTGGACCATCCATACGAATTCTCTTATTCTTTGAAGCCTTATGAATTTTATGAGCCTCAATAAACATTCTCTTCCAATCTCCACGATTATGCTCATTATCAAAATGAGTTAATGCCATAATTCTTTTTAAGTAACGAGGAAGAGTTGCGCTGTCAAAATCCGATCTATTTGCCATGATTACACCTTAATTTGTTAAAATTGATTCACACTTTGTCCAAAAACGTTCTTGCTGCCCTGGTTGAAATATTTGAAAATTATGCCAGAACAAATCTCCATGTTCTTCATCGCCGAATGTCGTTCCTATTCCATAATTAGGCTTACCGTCAGCAAGCCTCCAGAACGGTTCAGCATTAGTTTCCCAATTCATTCTAATAGGAGGAGCGTCATACCTTGAAGGCATTATTAAATCTACAGGAACTATTTGCGATTCTTCTGCATTATATGTGTATTCTTCAGCAACATCACCACGCTTGGTTTCTAATGCGCTAGGTTTTTTGATCGTTACGAAAGTGTCTGCGCTAATTGCTAATGCAGAAGGTGCTGCAAACATATGCTGATTGTTCTCAATATGACCAGAGCGTTGAGCGTTGCCGATCAATCTTCCTTGTGCAGCTTTTTCAACATAAAGGTCTATTGCTTTATCTGATAGAGGAACACAATCAATATCTAAAATTAGAACAATGTCATGATCTAATTTCTTTTCAATATTTTGACCGTTAAATGTGTTAACTTTAATTCCATTAACGCACCAAAAATAATCAATAGAAGCTCCATGCTTCATATCAGTTTTAATGTGATAATGTGGATATTTACTGACGTTGTATCTGTCAACAACAGACTTCTGTAATCCAACGGTCTTCATGTCAACATTATCCATGAAGAACGAAACTATACATGCATTATGCGTCACTTTGGTTTTCTCCAAAAGAATTTAACATTACCACGATCTTCCACTTCTCCCAATGATTCTTTAACAGCTCTCTTGATGTCAAAATTAAAATAATCATCACCAATCAAAATACCACCTGGTTTTAGAATACTTGACCAATTATCTAGATCATTCTTGACTGAGAAATAATCATGCCCAGCGTCAATATAGACTAAATCTGGAGTTATATTAAAATGTTTAAGAGTTAAAAATCCATTCTGGGAATCAACTGGAAAGGGAGTGACATAATTTTGATAACCAGCATGTATAGTATTCGAAATAAACTGCTCATATATTGTTGGTCGACCATTTTTATGTGTCATTAGATATGATGTTCTATTCCAATGCTCAACTGAGCCGAGAAAAGTATCGATACATACAATTTCAAAATCTTTGATTCCATTCGCAAGGCATTGTTCTACCATCGTTCTTGAGGAACCGCCGATCCATGTTCCAACTTCAACGATTAATTGAGGTTTAATTTCTGCAATCACTTCTGCGAATGCAGAATGGTTACTTGCCCATCCGTGATTGTTAAAAGGGAGAACTTCCATGTTCTCATATGGATTTTGATTCGGATACAATATATTTCTTACTTTATTCATATTTTTATCTCTCATGTAGAGCTGAACGCATTTCTTTTGGAGTTAGTCTATTAAACTCCATTCTCTCAATTTCTCCAAATAAATTCACTGTTAATTGATCATAATCGGTATTAAGAACTACTATTCTTTTCTTTCTATCCATATTCTATTTAATCCAAGGCAATTTGCCGCCATAGCGTTGTAACATATTAGCATTACCCTTTTCAAAGAATTCTTTTTGAACAGAATTCTCAGTATTACCGACAGTATAATTCACCGTGTACTTATATGTACTATCATATTTTGGTGCAATTTGTCGCAGGAAGTGACTGATCACTCGATCAATTTCTAATTGACCTGGTTCTCTGAACTTACGAAACCAGACTGGGGAAATTGTGACTGCTAGTTTTCTAGGTAAAAAATAACAATTAACATCAACAAATAAATCTTCAGGATGAAGAACGCTTGCCCATTTTCCTAAGCTTTCGCAGTTATCTTGACATAGAAAATTTTGCTCTCTGTCCATAATGTTTCTGAAAGAAAAAGACCAATCATTACCGCCACTGATAACATCTAAACATGACTGCACGTGGTCAGGAGCAAGAGTATTATCATCATCCAAAAACATAATATAATCACCATCCGCAATATAAGTCCCAGAACCGTAAATACGGTGGCCATTCCACCTATCGCGGCCAATAGAATAAGGAAGATCAATAACGTCACAGCGGTATCCTTTTCTTGTTTGTGTTAAGACAGCAGATTCTTCAATTTCTGCATAAGCTGCTGTCGCCCTTTCTGGGCCATCTACCATAACCAAATGTTGTATGTTTGCATATGTTTGATTTTTGACTGACTGGAGGCAATTTGATAGAATTGGATTGCCTGTGGTTGCTGTTACAATAGTTACCAATGGGGCATTCACTTACTTCTCTCCTCACAAAATTTTACAATTTCTTCATTATTATTTTGATCACCAAATGGTGCAAAATATGCTTTTTTTCTATTTTCTGTTTTTTCGTCAATTTCACTGACATAATAAACAGCCAAACTTCTTCTCGAAATACTTTCTGGGCAGGTAATTTCCTCTGGCAATCCATGCCAAGAATTTTGGGTGGTGTCAAAAATTACTGCTCGGTTGAAAAGATTCTCAACTTTCTTTACGCATTCTTTAGGTTTCTTAGTTGTTTCATCATGAGTCCACATACTCAAGGATCCGCCCCAAGATGGATTCCAGTCTGGAGTCATATAAACGATCAAGTTGTAATTTCTTTTGTATGGAATTTTTGGATGTATAGAATAGTCTTGATGTATGTTTAATTTTCCTCCAGGAGAATGGGAATGCATACCTCCGTCGTGAAGTCCATAATCAGCATAAATTCTATCATTCCCAGTAAGAAGATTCATTTTTCTTGTGAATTCATTACTGCAAAGATAATAAATCGCAGCATAAATTGATTTTGGAAATTTATCCCAATGTGAACATGCTTTCTTTACTTCGATCGGATTATTGTAAGAAACAGTCCAGGCTAAAGAACCATGCGGTGGAAATTTCAAAGCAATTTGGTCTGCAACTTCTTTCTTGAAGAAATTATCAATTACAACATAATTAAAAGGCTTGGCTGATAGAAAAGATTCTTTTAATGAAGAGAAGTCAATATCATTGATCACATCACTCTCCGATGATAGATTTGATTTTTTGTATTCTCTTATCTATCGTTTCAGTTCTGTTTGGCCAGTGAATCATATTCTTCTCTGGCTCTTTCTTTAAACTTTCTAGAAAAGGAATAATTTCCTCTTCGAGTTGTTTGATCTTGACATTGTTTAGCGTATCGACGATGTTATTCAAAGATGCTTCATATTTTTGAATACCATCAGGAAAATTATCTTCTAATAATTTCAATTCCTCTTCATCTAGGGTTGGAATAGATAAATCAATATTTTGAATATTTTTAAGATTATTTAAGATCTCTTGACTAGCTTCGTTTGAAGCCAATTCTTCTTCATCTAAATCTCTACCTGATGTTGTGTCATACTGAGGGAGATCAAACGTAACTGCGTTATCATCGCAGCATTTTAATTTATCTGAGGATTCGACATCAGCAGCGCTGTCTCGTATATCAGAATAAGTATCTGTTTTTGAATCCCACTCTTCATCATCGGTTTGAGGTGATGATGATTCTTCTTCATAATCTTCATTTGAAGAGGGATATGATTCAAGATTACTAATCTTGTCAATATAATCATTTACGCCAAAAGTATATCCAGCTGACTGCAAGAAACCCCTAAACTCTTCAAAAATCTGAGTTAGGCTTTGTTCGCCATTAAGTGTGACGACGACTTCTTTATTATTAGCATAATCATCAAGGTACATATCACCATCATGATCATTTTCATAAACATACTTAAAAACAAATTGAGTTTTCATTTAAATCTCCTGAATCTTTTCGAATAAGAAATCACCATTTCTTACAGAAACATTGACGAATGTCCCTTTAGAAGATTTAAGGTAATCTCTGCCACCATCAATCATCACATCGCCTTTAGTGCGGAAATCGTGACGATATCGAGAAACAAGAACTTCACCGTCTTCGCAAAGAATTCCAGTAATAGGCTCGCTGAATGCGGTAGAAGCTTCGGTTATATATAGCTCATCGTTTTGGTAAAACAATCCAAAATAGTTAGTGTATCCTTTTGATGTATCTGGATTTTCCACATAGAAAACATCGACTGGCGTTTCACTCCAACTACCATATGCTAGTTTTTTACACCAAGCGCCCATGTGCTTGGCATTTTTCGTCTCTTCAATTTTCTTAATCTGTTCTGAAGAAAACCAATAAGGTGATTTATCAATTGTATAATTCATTGTACGGTCGGGACCTCGAATTTTGGAACATTATTCCTAGACTCATAAATTTTAAGTGCCATTTCTTGATAGTCTTCTTCGCTCAAGACTGTCCTATAAACTTTCATAGCCTGCGCTAACATAACACCTGCGATTGCGAATGCAGTATATTCTGGATCACTTTCAGCAACCTTTGTTGTGAAATCCATATAGCGAATATACAATTCTTGTAGTTTTGCGTCTGTCATTTTATCTTCCTTCCTAATGTTTGGATTTCCGCATCATCAGTAATGTACTGAATTGCGCCTTTGTTATAAGCTGGGGCCAATCTCTTAGACTTTGCAATGATTGCATCTTGAACTTCTTTAGACTCTTTAGCGAGAGTCATCGGATCAGTCATGCTTTTGCGAGCAGGAATGAATTGTGTTGTCGTAACTCGCGACTGAACTGCGCGAGCGCGTTCAGCAGCAGGTCGTGGACAATAGTTATATGTCTTTGTTAGATCTGTATTATACTTATACAGTTTGGTAATATCAAGTTTTTGTGCAATCGGACCACGAGCTTTCTTTTTGCTTTTTGACTTCGGAGCTTTAGTGTGTATAATAATCATGCGTATTGACCAAGGAAGTATTCAACAACCTTCGCGTTAATCATTGATGGAATGTCGTGATACGGATCTTCCAGTAGATATTGGCATCCATTCTTCCAATTGTTTGTTTTTACAAACTTGGCATAATCGCGAAGATGATCTTCATTAGAAGCATCAAAACAAACGCGAACGGGAATCTTGAGAACAGTTTTTCGATAAAGATGCATAATGTAATACCTATAAAGTAACCCTACACGCCATCATTATACTATATGCTAAAGCTTGAGTAAATATTAATTTTTCTTAATAAATCAATGACTTATGCATTCTTCGCCAAACCTTCTATAAAGTCTCAGGAGCGGTCCGTTTTTGACCCTAGCGCAAGTCCCCTTAGTCCCAAAGACCCCTATAATAGACTCCAAAAAGGCGCAGACCGTTGGCGATTCGCTTATGGTGCGCTTCATATGCCTTAGTGTCAAAGACGCTAGTGTCGTTTGGTCCCTTTACCATCTGATATGTCACCGCACCTTCGTGCTTAGTTCTAGATTCCATAGGTTCAGGTTTGCCGATTGGGTTACCATCTTTGTCTAATGCTTGCCAAAGCATCTCAGAACTACCAGAATGAAACTGAGCATCATTATCATCATCACAAAGTTGTTCAAATGTCCAGATCATTTCGTCCATGACCCATTCCCAACGTTCATGATGAGTATTATCCACCCAACCATTTTCGCCATTAGGTTCTTGGGTAGCCCAAAGATGCTCAGGAACATCTATCGCTTCAACAAAAGGAGATCCATGCTTGGTCGCCTTTAACTGCTTAAGCATTGGAAGAACGATCAACGCAAGAGTATCATTCATATTCCAAGTGTCCCATGGATCAATTTGAATTTTGATCTTACGTTTCTTCTTGCGTTCGATCCATTGGCAAATTTTTAATAAAATGCTGTCATTATTTTTTCCAGAAAGCCAATCACCAAACTTGTGACAAAGTTCATCGTGCGGATCTTGAGTCTCAGTTAAAGCTTGCTCTAACTTGCTAGGACGTTTTGGCTTAAACCAAGTAAGTGGGTGTAAAATAAACTCAGCGATCTGGTATGGTCCCACCCAATTTTTATATTTTCCGATATGTACTTTCATTGAATAAAAACCTTGAATGCTTTTACGAATTCACAATAAAATTTTTGAATTGCCAGGGATCATCTAAATCAACATCTTCCTTAAAAAGTCTGTTACGATCTTGTAACGGAGTCCAATCAGTCCAAGCACTAATCATTGTTCCAAGATAAGGTTTGCAAATATCAATCATCTTGTCATATGGCAATTCATCAGCCTCGCAGATTCCTTTATTTGGATTTTCGATTGCCCACATCATTCCAGCAATAACTGGAGCAACGACTTGTAAACTTGTGGCATTATTATGGGGAGCTGCATCCCTAGCCTGATTTATTGACAAGTGACTTCCGTACCATATACTACCCTTTTCATTTCCCATCAATAATACGCCAAGTTCATCGACGCCATCGATAACATCATCTCTAATGATTCGATGACGTTGTTGTGGGAAATAATTCTTACCAGCAATTTCATGCATACTGTTTACAGCTGCGTCACATGGATGATAAGCATAATGTACAGTTGGACGATACAACTTTCCTTCTTTAGTTATTCCAGTGAAGTAATCTGAAATGCTGATGCTTTCATTATGAGTGATGATCCATGCATGCATGGGACCTTCATCTGGCGTCCAAGAGCGAACTCGAGTGACTAGTCCTGGTTGATTCAAATAAATCGCAGACTTACATCCAGCTGGATGACCTGCTCCATTTGGTGGTAACTCTTTCTCGTGAGTTCCCCAACCAAGTTCAGCTGGCTGAGAACCCTCAGCAATAAATCCTTCTACACTCCATGTATTAACAAATTCTTCTCGATCTTTTGGTATCGCGCTACGCTGAGTATCTCGTTCAGCAATATGAATTGTTTTAATGTTCAAATCATGCGCTAATTGTGCCCATTCTTGGCGACTATTAGGAACTACATCATTGATGTTATTTTTTCTTGCTATTTGTAATAGCGCATCTTTAACGAAATGATTTACCAATCCAGGATTGGCGCCATGAGCAATAATAGCAGTTGGCGTTTTTCTACTTGCTTCTCTATGATCGATAACTTCTTGTCTTAAGAAATAATTGCTACGTTCGTTCACAGGAATGGAAGTGTTTGTGTAGTATCCTCCCCAAGGTTCAACTACCGTATCGATGTATAGAACTTCATTGTCTTGACACCATTTAATAAGATCTAAACAATTAACATCAACTGTTAGATTGACAAGAAAATCACCAGACTTCAAATTAGATTCTAAAAGATCGACATAATTTTCTTTGGTTATAAAAGTAACCTTGTGTGTAATATTATACTCTTTAGCAATATCAATATTACGATCGTCAGCAGCAATGACAGTTACTTGCGGATTATTGAAATGTTTAAACAACAGTGACAGTAAACCAGAACCAATACTACCAAATCCCAAAATTACGATACGACCATTAAAATTCATTATGCCACCTTAGTTACAAGAATTGATAGGGGACTCTTTTTCAAAAGATCAATGCCAGCAGTCGATCTATAATTGTTTTTATAGTATACGTTACTTATTCCGCTTTGTAAGATTAATTTTGCGCATTCAACACACGGCGCGTGCGTGACGAAGATTGATGCTCCTTTACACGAATCGCCATGATTTGCTACCTTTGCGATAGCATTCATTTCAGCATGAACTACTTCTGGTTTTGTGACTGTATAGGCTTCAGTAATTGTTCTCGAATCAAGATCAACTTGTTCTGGAATATGTGTTTCGCAGCAGTTATCGAATCCTGCTGGCATACCGTTATATCCATATGAAAGGATGCGGTCATCTTTTACAATGACCGCACCCACCTTCAGTCGCTCTGCATACGAGAGTTGCGAAACCCTCTCAGCAATATCAAAATAAAATGATATAAATTTATCTTTCACAAATTAATTAAGCAGCAACTTTCTTAGCTGTCTTAACAACCTTTTCATTGTTAATTGTGATTTTACGGAGTTTCTGAGTTTCAGGAATCACATTCTCAAGCTGAACAGAAAGAATTCCGTCAACGAGAGATGCATCACCGACAACTACGGTGTCAGCAAGAACAAATGTGCGAGAGAAAGAACGACCAGCAATTCCCTTTACGAGATAGTTGCGCTCATCCTTTTCCGACTTCTTACCAGAAATTGTAAGAGTGTTCTTTTCTGCTGTGATTTCGATCTCTTCTTCCTTGTAACCAGCAACAGCCAATTCCACGACATAATTGTAATCATCTGTACGAACAACATTCACAGGAGGAAAGGCAGTGTTGTTATTATTGACAAGATCAGCAGCATGATCGAGAACATCGAACATGCGATCAAAGCCGAGCGTCTTTGGAAGGAAGTGGTCGAAAGATGTGTGATTCCACACGGATGGTAGATTAGTCATTGTATTACTCCTTATTAAGCAAGTTAATTTAAATATGAGCCTCGAAATGAGCACTCACAAACAGTATATATACAACTTTCTTAATTGTCAAATTCTTTTAGAATAAATTGTTTCGTTCCTTTTAGGAGCTCAGCAGAACGATGTTTATTCTTTACAACTTTAAGGGTAGAAGTAAAAGCTGATTCTAATACAATAGAAAGATCTTCTTTTGTGATTGATTTCTCTTTAACTAACCCCATCATTACAATTAAGAACCCAGAAAGCTTCTCTAGTTCTGGGTCTTGTTCTTGTTGGATCGTTTCAATAAGATAATCCAACCACTTCTGCCCTTTCACTTTACTCATAAATTTATTCTGTTATTTCTTTCTTTTTCTTTCCAATGTTATATTTGGCGACTAACTCCCAATCATGTTTATCTTTATGAGCGATAATTTTGATTTGCGAAAGAGGCGCAACTGGTTCTTTTGTTCTTTCTGGATTAACGACTTTAATTAATCCCCATTCTTCTAAAAGATTAGCAATTGTATTTCTACGGGCGATATCGTTTTCTACGATGCTAGAAGGTTTTCCATCAAGTGAGAATAGTTCTTTAAAATGTACAATATAATATCTACCCTGTTTGTGTAGGATGTGGCAGGATTGGTAGAGAACGTTTTCTTTTTTGGCTGCGACGCCAATTCTAGTTAAAGTTTCGCGAACTTTTAGAAAATCATCTTTTTCTGCAAGAAGAACCTCTACTAAATTTTCAACACTCATTTCATTCACCTACATTTGTTTTTATTCTAATAGTATGGAGCTGTTCTTCAGTTAGAATCTTTAGGCATTCTGAAGCTTTCTTATTAGAATAACCAAAAAATAATTTAACTGCTAACAAATCATCCTCTTTAACAGGCTTTTCCCATTTTATGAATGGTCTCTTTTTTGCCCGTACTCTATTTATTAAATAATCATATTGAGGTTTCTGATCTAAATTAAAATTACAGTTCATCTGATTGGCTTCCATAATACAATCAACATGATATGAGAGAGCTCGATTTACCATGAAAGCATTATAGTCTTTTTCTTCTTCCAGAATATGCTGCTTGGTCTGCATAATACTGGGAAGAATATCTTTGAATAGGTCTGTCATTTTCAATTCTCCATAATAATTTTATAAATAAGTGAATGCGAAAGGGAAGAGTTCCTTCTAACGGAACTCTGTTTCCACCATTAACTCCGTAAAAAATGCCATGAGATTAATTTCTTGATCAGCAACGAATGCTGCTTGATATTGATACTTACCGAGCAACACAACAGCCAACGGAATAGTCTCTGGCTTTAGAATAACATAAATCTTATCATAAAACTCACGCATAACACGATGCGTATCGTTATCTGCATTCTGAGCGACCCACTTACGAACTTCCTTGAAGTTTTTGTCCTTAATGAATGCCACAAGTTCAGTTAGCTTTGTGTCAGATACATTGGCTAGAATACCAATATCAATTTTACCGCTGACGCTATAACGCTGGAGTTCATTAAGAACACGACGGTAATCTGGAAAGAACTTTGTAATGAGTTCAGCAACAACCTTTGGTGAATATTCGACACCTTCTTCCTTGAGAATATATTCAACGCGCTTCATGAACTCAGTCGCCATCTTGGCTTTCTGTCCATTGACGAGTTTAAAATCAATAACAGCGCACCGCGAATGAAGCGGTGCGATGATACGATTCTTAAAGTTACAGGTAAAGATGAAAGAACAGTTACCAGAGAACTCTTCGATCACGCCACGAAATGCGGCTTGGGCTGCTGGCGAAAGATAGTCAGCCTCATCGATGATAACAACTTTGCGACCGCCCATCAATGAAACAGAAGATGCGAACCCTTTGACTTTTACTCTAAGTGTGTCGATTCCTGATTCATCTGATCCATTGATGAGGATATAGTCGCTTTCAATTTCTTCACACATAGCACGAGCGACGGTAGTTTTACCGACACCTGCGCTACCAGAAAGAATCATGTTAGGAATTTCTTTGCGGTTTACATATTCCTGAAATGGCTTCTTCTGTGCTTCTGGTAGAATACAATCAGCAATAGTTTTTGGTCTGTATCGTTCGCACCAGAGCATTTGTTCATCATTAATCATAATATAATTCCTTCAATTTAAATTTCAGTTAGAACTTTGGCCCATCCTCCGTTTTGATTCAAGTATAAATGACCATCAGGACCAATCATGGCTGCTTCTCAAATACAGTTTCGTAAGTCTCCTCAAAGTCAGCATTTTCTGCACGGATTTCAGCAAGATTACGCTTATGGTAAGTCTTGGCTAACTTGCGAGCAATCTTAGGTGGAAC